TACAAGCATCGCCATGAGCAAAAATATCTCCACCTGAAGTTACCATACCACCTATTAATTTAGAAACTCCTGGTGAACCTGTAAAATTTGAATCTGTTATTGGGACATTATCTTGACCATAGGAATTGAAACGTCTATCGCCTAAGGCTAGACCTGATATATGTTGTTGACTCATTTTGTTCTCCCCCTTTTATTTGTATCTTTTAATTGCCAATGGTAAGGAAACCACATGCCAATATGTGAAAAAAAATTAATTAAGAAAAATTAAAAAAAATTAATTTACCAAAGGTAAACTAATGCATTTGCTCCAGATGAAGCTCCTGTAATAACAATTCCTCTTGCACCAGATGCAACAGTACCCTCTATTGTATTAAGAGCACCACCTGCAGATTGTTTGAACTGCGTATTTGCAGTTACAGTATTATCTGCCACAACATAGTTAAGACCTTGAGTTATTACTTCGCAAACAGCACCACTAGCGACTGTGCTTTTACACAATCCTAAAGGAGACATTCCATCAGCGGGGGAAGGTTTCAATACACCTTCAGAACCAATAACCCACATTCCACCTGATATAATTTCATCAGCTTTTAATTCTTTGAGTATTGTTCCTTGGCCATATGGACTTCCCGCTGTTTGAACAACTGACTGGCTAAGATTAATGTCAGGGGCATGAACTGCAGTTCCAGCATAAAGGTTTGCACCACTTATCTGAGACTCTGAAGTCAAACTTCCTGTAAGCCAAACGTTCGCAACTTGCGAACCTGCTTGGTTCATTTCTTCTCCGCCTAATCCGTCAACACATGAATTTGTCATTTAATCACCTAAGAGGTAGTTATCTTACAAATAGCATCGCTTCTTATAGCTTCCACTGCAATTCTCATTGTCACATTTGCTGCTTCAATTTCGAACTGTGGTAGTTGGTAAGTCTCGACTGTAACTGGTCTTTTCACAACAACTGCATAAGCCCAATTTTTATCTGTTATGTATGAACTTGTTGTAGTCATACCAGCGTTTGTAGATACTCTATAAGTTTTCATTCCATAAATTGTTCCAACAAATCCTGTTGATAACATTTCATTTGAACCAAACTTATTAGCTTCGGTAAAGGTATCAATATTTCTTAAATCGTTACAAACTTCTGAACCAACAAAGTATGATGTTGCTTCTTTATCTGCGTCTTCGATATATTGAATTCCTCTTGTAATGTTTCCAATGGTAATAGCAGCACCACCAGCGACTGTATTTGAAGCTGAGTCAAGAGCTGTGACAGTTAAAGAATTTTCTTTTTCTCCCATTCTCTTTCCAGCAAATCTAATCTGGTGTTCTTGTATATTCCATTTAGCGTCTTCCATTAGCTCTTTAGTTACTCTGATAGCAACACCATACTTTTTAGGTTTGACGTTTTGTTCAGTATACTCAACTTGGTCGAGTGGTACTTCACCTGCTTCAGGGACTAATCTCACATTCATTGTATTTTCTACAAATTTGTCTAAGTCGATTGAACTTCCTGGTACGTCTGATGGTGATAAAACCATCATAGCTTCAGTTCTTGGAATTAAAGCTTTCTCTGATTCTTCTACAATCTTATCGTAAATTTTCTTTACTATAAGAAGTGAACCTTCTGTTCCAGAGAATGTTCCTAGTAGCTCTTTAATATTTTGAGTTCCCATTTTATTTATTCTCCTCTAATTTATAAGTTTAAGTGAACGATGCAATGTCCGCCACTTGCAGCACTAGTAAATGCTCTACCTACTATTCTTTGATGTGCTAGATTACCAGCTACTGAACCTGCGTTAGCAACTGCGTTATTTCCGTCAACTAAGACTGGGAAACTTGCTGTAACTGTGCCATTAGCAACTGCTATAATAGCGCCTCTAGTTGCAACTGTCATATCTGCACCACTTGCTGCTGCTGCGATTGCAACACCAGTAACCTGTGCTCCACTTGCATCTGCTGCAAATTTAATGTCTGATGTTACAAAACTATTAAGTCCTGAACTAACCACATTGTCTGCTCCTGAAGCAAAAACAAATTCTCCTGCTCCGATTGCGTCTTTAGCTTTACCACCTACATATCTAGGTGAGCCACCGTCTAGGACTTGTATGAATCCTGCTGAATTAACTGTCATTTTATAATACCTCTACTCACATTTCTTTTGAAAGAGCATATCCAGTTCCATGACTTGTAACAGAATATCCTTCTAAAATATCAGTGATTGCATCTTCTTTTCCAGGAACTTTTCCTTTAGGAACTCCTGCTTCAGCTTTTTTAATTTCTTCTGCATCAACTAATTTTTTAGCTTCTTCTGCGTCAGCAATTACTTTAGCTTCTTTTGCTTCTTCGGTTTTCTTTTCCTTTAAAGCTTGAAGATTAGCAGTCATTTTTTCTACTGCTTCTTTTGGTAGTCCTTTACAGTCAGCATCTAGTCCTAGCTCTACAGCTAATACTCCATACTCACTAACTACTTTATCGAATTTCTCTTTTTCGATAGCATTAATTTGTTCCTTTAAAGCTTTATTCTCAGCTTCAGCAGCAACTTTATCTGCTTCGAGAGTTTCAACAATTTTTTTATTGTCTTCTTCCATTGTATTTTCCTCCTTTCGGGATTCTTCTGAACCTTGTTCAGGTCCGTCTTTAGGAATATCACCTTCTTCTTCTTCGGATTGCTCCTCTGAGTCTGAAGTTTCCTGTGATTCATCTTCAGGTTTTTTTTCACTACCTTCAGAATCTTCGACTGTGTCTTTACTTTCAGGTTCTACTTCTTCCGTGTCGCCTTTTGGTTTTTCATCTTCTTCATCAAAATCGATTTCTTCTAAAATACTATCAATTTCTTTTTCTGATAATTTACTTTTAATACTTTCAATAACAATAGATTCAGTAACATCGCATTTTACTCCTTCTTCCATTGGGCTTATACTAGTACCAGGAACTCCGGGAGTTGGCGTTAAACTTAATTCCATATAATGTATGCCTTCAGCTTCATAAACCATATCGTCAGATTCACTTTCGACAAGTCTTTCAACCATAGCGCCTACACTTACTTTTAATCTTCCATCTTTAATTTTGGATAATAAATTTGTGCCATCCTCTTCAACAAAACCTTCAAACGATTGTACTTTTTCAGCATATTTTTGTTTTTCAACTTTACCTACGCTGTTATCAGTTTTTGCTTCATGGTCTTTTAAGATAGTTACTCCAGCTAATGTTTTACTTCCTTTTTTTAATTCTTCATCAGAATAATAAATTTTATTTCTAGAAGTTCCTACAACAATAGCAGTTCCACCAACTTTCATTTTAGTTCCGCAAGCTTCAGGCATTATTAATCACCTTTAGTTCGGAATTAAATCTTACCATTACATTTTCGGCTATAATTACTTTTCCAGACTCACTTAATGGTTTTTCATCATACTTCTTTTCGTAAGCACGTTTAGTTATATTAAATAAGTCAGAATCCGTATAAGCTTCACTAGTCTCTGGATTTTTTTTACCTTTTAAGGATTTTTTAATTGTGATAAGCATTTCATCAAATTTTTTCGGCATTAGAACACCTCTTTATATTAATTTTATATTTCTTAGAGTTTATAAATGTATTTTGAAAATATATATTATAAACTATAGTTTACATAATAGATATCTCAGCACTACAGGTTGAGCACTTATATTCTTTAACCGGACCTGACTGTTTTACTATATGCATTACTCCATTACATCTAGAACATTTTATTTCTGAAACTTCTTTTGCTATACTAACTCCAGGCATATCATTTACAATAACGTTCTCTGCAACAACTTTCTTCTCTGTTTTTTTAACTGTAATTTTTTTCTTTTTAGCCATTTATTAAACCTCTAATCATTTTTGAAATCGGTATGAATAAGTTTCTTTCTTTGCCTATGAGTAGAACTTCTGTTTCCTCTTACAGTTCTATCATAAATCATTCCGCCTTCCACACCAACTCTTGTACCTTCACTGTGATTCTGAATTCCTAAAGTTGCAAGTATCGCCGGTCCGTAATCTCTACTTCCGGAATAATCATTATAATTACCTATGATAACGATATCCTCATAGTCTAACGTATCATTTCCTGAGCTACATTCATGTACTAAATCACCGCTAAAAGGCTGTCTGTAGACTCTTTGGTTACAATTAGGGCAAATAAAAACACTTGTTTTAGAATGTAATTTATTACTTTTATTCATCTGGCTCATCTTCAAGCTCCTTCATAATTTTCCGGGTAAACGCTTGTTGCTTATCAAAAAATTTCTGAGCACAAATACCACAATAAGGTTGTCCATTAAGAAGAATAACACCTATTGTTTCTTTATGTACCACGCATCTAATATCCATTTTATTCCAACACTCCAATCCAAGTACAACGACAATTATGAGTTACTACCCCTTTAGCCATATAACTTTCATCTTCTTCAACTGCAAAATTATATAATTTTTTAGGGTGATTTAATTTTCTTTTAGTTATTTTTTTAATTCCCGAAGTAATAAATTTATATTCTCCACTATGATTTTTACAAATTCTAAAAATTTCTTGTATCCCTTCTTTTTCCATTTGTTTTTTAGCTTTTTCACTTCTTAAAATATGTTGGTTTTCATCTTTATATTGAATTTTTGTAATGGCTTTTGATTTACAAGAATCACAACAAGTCTTTATATTTTTTTCATTAATAACATAATCTGTAAAATCAGGAATTAATTTTCCGCAGTTATCACATTCGATAGCCAATAAAGTTAAATTATCATCTTCTTTTAAGTCTTTAGCTTCGACCCATTTATCACCAATAAGGAATGGGTGCTCTGGAGTAACTTCAATACTTTTCATACTTTTACTTTGTGGTATATTAAAATCTATTTTTATTAATTCACCATTATATTTAATGTTATCAATTAATTTAGTAACTGATTTATAAGTTCCAGTATGAGTTAAAACTTTATCACCAATTTTTATATCACCAATATTTTTTAATCCTTTACTAGTATGTATAGGTATTTTAGGTGAAATAAAACATCCCACATGAACGGGGATTCTTTCCATTGCTTCGCCAATCTTCATTTGTCTTCCATTCTGAGCGATGCAATAAGAACAAGTTCTTTCGCCCACGCTTGAAATCCATTGGGCTTTTTCTAACCCGTTATTTTTAAAAAAGTTTAAAGCACCATTGTTTGAAGCACGTACTGTTTCAGTTCTAGCCATTAATATACTTCGTATATCACTTGGTATTGTTAGTTCATAACCGCGTCTTATTACTTTTCCCGTGGAATCTGTCACATCGGGTACTTTAACTTTTAAGTCTGAAGGTTTTACTTTCTCAGTAATACTTTTAGAAATATCTCGTATTGATTGATTTTTTTCAAAACTATTTTTTAAAACTCCTTGTAATTCGGTAACTTGTTTCTTAGATAAGTTATCTGTTAATTGATATTTTACTTCAGACTCAACCCATTCACGTTGATTAGTTCCGGGAGTATATTTGAAACCTACATATTCTCTATTATTAAATTTTTCACTTACTACGAACTTTATTATTTCGTCCATATATTCTTTATAATCAAACTCAACCCATTCCTTTACTGTTAAGTTAATACTCGCGTCACTGATATCAGACAACTCAGTTACAAAATCATTAATGCAATTACACTCTTCAGAATGTACATGTTCTTTCTTTTTATTTTGTGGGGGGACCGCTTTCTTATTATTCTGTCCGGGAACTCTTGCTTGAGGTTCTTCTTCTTCCTTCTTTCTTTCGATTGCCGGAGGTACTTTAACTTCTAACTCCATTATTTTTGCGAGTCTTTCTTCCATAGCCACTGCCATTTGTGGGCTTATCATAGGATTCTTTAATGTTTCAGTTATCGTAGTAAGTTGGTGTTCTTTTTCTATCTTAGAAATTTCTCCCCAATGAACTTCAATTTTAGCTTGTATCCCTTGGGAAGCTAAATAATCACCATAAATATCATTTTCCATTACCACTTCAATACTTGACTGAATCGAAACAATTCTTTTAGCCCATGTTTGACTTTGGTATTTTGCTAATCCTTCCGGAATACTTCCTTCACCTATTAATACTTCAGGAATATCAAAATCTTTAAGGATATCTTTCATGTCATCTTTTAACACAGCAGAAAATTGTGAACCTATATCTCCAAAACTTAACACTTTCATATCGACATACGGATCAGTACACCATTCTTGGTCGTTTCTCATCCATTCAAGTTTCTTACCATAAGCGTCAACATCTTCTTGTGATGGAATCATTCCTTTCTCTCTATCTCCTAATGTAACGTGAATTGGAGCGTTAGCTTTTCTTTCTAATAATATATTTCTTTGTTTCTTATTTCCTATACGGCTGTCAATATCTTCAATCGCTGGATAAATAAGACCTATTCCGTAAGTTGAGCCACTTCTTTTATTGAAAGGTAAATAAGCTATTTCATCTGGCTTAAATTCTACTTCCTTACCTTTACCGAATACTTGTTTATATCCAATAACAGTTCCGAAGCCATTTATTTTCTTAAAGAGATAATTTGGTGCATGTACTATCAAATCGGTTATTAAACCACTAGAATTTTTTACTTTTTCTGTAAACCCGCTTCCGGTAATCATAGAATCTTTAATCCATAATCTTAATACTTGGTCCATATTAATATCTTGATTGAATTGTTCTATCAATGCTTGAGCAGTAGGATTTTCACTTGTGACATAAAACCCACCACCTATAATGTAATCGATATATTTGTTTATTACGCTAGTTACGATTCCGGACTTATCATATATACCCTGCATCATTGAAAAATCAACTGGGTGCTCTTCAACGTCTTTAATATTGAAAGTATTAGATGCTTTATTAGGGTCGAGTCCTTTTTGACTTTCGTTAAGTAGTTTAGAAATAGGATTAACATACATAAAGCCAAAAGACTTTTTTATATTCTCTGTTGAGAATTTCGATTTTTTAAAAAACGGCCAGTCCATGAATATGAAAGTGAATAATAATATATTTATACCTTACACTATTTATAAATGTATTTTGAAAATATATATTTTTAACCGACTACTGGAGAGTATTGTTTAGTTAATCCACCATAAGCCAAACAAGCAAGAGCTAACGAATCTGGATAATCATCATGGTAATCGCCATCTGGGTGGTGACATTTCCAGAATCCATTCTTAACTTCCTTTTGTAATATTAAAAATTGTGAAATGAATTTTTCTTTCTCAACGCACTGTCTCTTAGGGTATCTTAATTTAGCCGTCTCCATTACAATAGCTCCCATCTTCTTATCATGCATCAAAGAGAATAAGTTCCTGTACATCATGTCCTTGCTCGCCTGAGTGAACGTTACAGGAATAGTATTGATGTATAATCCATTCTCTCTTAATCTGCCTCTTAAGTTATCCACAGCTTGGTCCTGACTTCCAGTACTATCGCAGTAAATAGCTTTCATTCCGTGAAACTTTGCTTTAATGACTTCCATTATAGCAAGAATCTGTGAATAATAATCATCCCCATTAAACTCAAGCCAGTAAATAATTTGATGTTTATCATTAACAACGGTCATTACAGTACTGTCGTTTGATTTACCCCAATCTATTCCAGCATAACAAACCTCACCTCTTCCAACGAATAAAGGCGGGTCTTCTTTTTCAGTATTCTCTAAAACTAATAAAACTTCTTCAGTAATAAACTGACCTCTCTCAAGAATCCACTTAAGCGCGTATTGTGTTTTGAAAGCGTCCCCGTCCTCTCCTAATTTAGCAATCTCCTTACGGATATGTTTTGCATAATTAAGATGTATCGGGTCTAAAGTTTCATCATACTTTTTCTTTCGTTCTTCCAAAGCTCTTTGATAAGGAACGATTACTTTATGAGTATCTGGAAGGGTTGTAAGCATTTGGTAATACCTACTTTTCTGATACCAAGCTGTTCCGATATATACTGAAGAGGCGTTTGTATTATGTGTTATAAAATTATTTGCTAGGAATGTATGGTTATGCAATGCGTTTATACCGTAAACTTTTTGTTCACCTATATCTTTATTTTGTATTATTCTTTCAAAATAAATATTAGGCATATTTTTACATCTTTTGCTTCCTTTATTTTTATAAATATCTTTCAATCTTTCAAGTCTTTTCTGTTTTCTTTCAGTTAATAATTTTACATTATCAATAAATCTTTCGATACTAATCTTGGCTGCAATTTCTAATTTGTACATTGTAAAATTTTTCTTGTATTCAGTATCTTTAATCTCTTTTACTATTCTTGAATGTATACCTAATTTTTCTAATAATAAAAATACTTGTTGTATTAAAGTAATATTGGATGAGAAGAAATAAATTTTTCCTCTTCTGCTTTTTTCTTCTATAGTAACACATCCATCAGTATCAATTAATCCACCTATTAAATTGCATATATCTTTTTTAGTATAGTTATCAATATTATTTGGTAATCTTTTATTTTTTCCTGTCTGTCCATAAATTCCTAACTTTCTCAACTCTTTTAATACCCCTCCTTTTAATGTTCCATCTTGAAATAATCTTCCATCTTTAGTTATTCTATTATTATAAGATTTAAAATCATACTTTTCAACATATTTTATTAGTTCTTTATCATTAGAACAAAATCTTACCATTCCTCTTTTTCTGTAAGAACCATCTCCTATTAACATTCCTATAAGTCTTGGGTCAAACATTTTTTCCTCACCAAAAATATCTAAAGTATCATTAATAGCAACTTGCTCTCCTACTATTACTTCTCCAGCAAGTTTCCACTCTAATTTTCTTCCAATTCTTTTTTTTATCAAAACTGGATGGTCCCTACTACATTTTAAAACTCTTTTAGAATTTGTTTTTAGTTCTACACATTTTTTTATTGAAGTACCATTTTTCCCAACTTTATTTTCAATTATTTTGAAATTTTTGATATCGTACCCTATTATCGAATCATCAGTTGAAACATCTTGTATCGGAATGTGCTCTCCATTTTTATTTAATACCAAAGTATCCTTACATACACATTGAGCTCCCATTGGACTTATAGTATTATCAATTTTACTATCAAGCATCATGTGAGCTTCTTCATAAATAATAAAATGTAACGTTTTAGATTCTGTATTGGAAGTTGGACTCGCGGAGAAACAATAAACTGTTCTTTGAGGATAATCTTTACTTCTCAGAACTAAAGTGTTTCCATTATTCTCGGCTATCTCGAAATCTAAATTACCACATTTTTGTTTAACTAATCTTAGAAATAATTTTAATTTGGTAAAGTCTGTTTTTGCTTGTTCTTGTTGCGGAGCGAAGATTCCAATATTATATTCCTTTGGCTCCCATATTCCGAACTTTCTTTTAATTTGATAATAGAATAAAAGTATAAAAACAATGCTCATAGTTACAATAGTTGATTTACCGCTTTGTCTGCATTGCTCTAATAAATAAGTATCTCCGTCATCATTAAAGGCGGACTTTATAATCATATTACTAATTTCTTTTTGGTAATCGTAAGGGTTTATTTCTAAAGTTTCTATAAAGAACTCATCTCGTAATAGAAAGATTTTTTCCCATGCATCATTTGGAATCTTTTCCATCCTTTATCACGTTGCCAAACATTTTATCTACAATGGCCGTAGCCATATCTTTTTTCATTCCAGTTTCCATTTCAGTAATGTCTGGATAAAAGTTTTTCTTATGTTCTATCAAGCACTTATGTAATATCGCATATTCTTTCGGTTCATTACAAACCATATTACGAAGTTGGGATATTACCATCACAGAAAAAAACTCTAAATTATCTTTTGTTAATGGCGTACTTTGAGCAAACATTACCCTTTCTTCTTCACCAATAATAGGACATACTTTTTCACTATTTATTTGTGTAAAATGAAATTTCCATTTACAATTTAGTTTGCAATCTTTACATTTAGGAGGGGGAGGAAATGAGACAACTACAGACTTATTCTTATTATTCTTTTTAATCTGAAGTTGTTTACTCATTTATCCCACCTTACTTAGCTAAGTCTGCGGGAATATTTGAAGGAGTTTCAACTTTTGCCCCTTTCTTTTTACCAAAAACTTCGTCGTACTGTTCTTTGGTTACAGTAACTGACCACCCTGTTTTATATCTCTCAGTGTGAGTATAATTAAGCCACATTCCTACTGTTATCATAGATGCTACTCCATTGATAACTACTTTTTCCTTGTGAGGACTCGAAGCTATTAATTCCCATTTTTTAGGGTCAGAGTATTTTTCAAAACTAAAGTTTTTAATGAACTTGTTAATTTCTTTAACATCTACTCCGCCTTCGTTTCTCTGCATTGTTTTTATTAATGCTTTAAGTTGGTCGTCAAAGTCATTTCTAGCTCCTACTCTGTCGTATGGAGAATAAAAATATTTACCTGCGATGTGTGCTTTCTCAGCCATACTATTTTTTTCCATAAATGTTAATTTATGGTCTTTAATATCGACGTGCTGGAAATCTTTTCTTTCCTTTTCGGTTTGTGGTCTTTCAAATTGAGCCATTATTCATCACCATCTTTAGTTGGTTTTGTAGATTCTTCTGATTCTACTGGTTGTTTTACTTCCACCCCATTTCTTAAGTGGTCAGTAATTGTTCTTAGAGATACATTATTATCTCCTATTTTTTCTTTAATGCTTACTATCTTTACAGTCAATTCTTTTTTTAATTGTTCAGCATTAAACTTCATACCTTTTTCTAATAATAAATTGGTATGCTTAATCATGTACGTGTAATAATCTTTTAAAGTTTGTTCTTCAGTTTTTTCAAGTTCTGTTTTGTATCCTTCATTCTTAATTTCTAAATCTAGGTATTGTTTCTTAAGTATTACATCAGTATTGTCTATTTCTAACTGTAATTTATCTCTTTGGAATTTTAGCCATTCCAGTTCTTCTTTGGAGTTTTTTTCTTGTCTTAAGTAAATTCCTTTCTCGTCAGAAGTTAATTGTCTCTTTTCCATTGTTGTTACACCTCTCGCTCTAGCTCTTTTCTAGCTTTCGTGTTGTAAAGAGTTAGCGTTATGTCTTCATCTCCAGCTTCGACTAATCTTTTAAACAAACAAAGTGTTTTAGAATAAGCCTCATTTAAGGGAATATTTTTTACTGTAAAGCT